CAATTGCATCGTCTTTTTCAATAGCTGCAGGAATGGTTAAAATAGTTCCTGGTGCAATTGGTTCTGTTGGCACTAAATTGTTTTCCATTGCAATCTGCAGGAAGTTTTCTGATTTCCCTGTGGTTTGAATGGCTATGTCTAATAAAGACTGGTTATTTAGTACTGTTATTGTCATTAGTGGTTGTTTTCGTAAGCTTCTAATTTCTTAACCAAATTGTTATATTTGGTTTGCAATCGGCTGTATTTGGTTTGCCAAGTTTTTTCAATATCTTCTAACTTTTTTGTCCAATGATCATTTAACAGCACTTGCCTTTCTTTTAGTAGCTTCATTTCCTCACGCATTAGATCCATTCTAGCATCTGCATCTACAATCATGTCTTTATACACAGCTTGTATTTTACTGGTTAAATCTGCATTGTCGACTTTTTTTTGGGTTTGGCTTTTGCCAAGCCAGCCTAATACTAGAGCTATAATTCCTGTTATTAATGTGCCAATGTATGGTGTTAAAAAGTCTATCATTTTTTTATTAACTTATGGTTGCGTTAATAGTTCCTGTAACTGCTCCATTGGGTGCAACTAAGCCACCAGTATAATTTATTTTTAATTGCTTTATTTCTTCTACAAATGCCTTTGCAATGGCATTGGCAAATTTTGTTTTCGCATCTTCATAATCTTCCTCTTCTAATTTTATAACATCGATGATGTCTACTATTTTGCCTGATAATCTACTTTCTGATAATGCCATTTAAATGTCTTTTAAAAGGTTTTTAAATTTGGTTTCTAAAACTTCAAATTTGGGTTTGTTTACCAGGGCAATTGTGGGCCCCATATTTGTTGTAAATACCATCGCTTTAATTTCTACTAGCAACTCAACTATCAAACTTTTCAAACTTTCATTTTCTTTTTTAAAATTAAAACCGTCTTTATTCATTTGCAGTTCGCAATTGCCAACTTTAAATTGAAACGCCTCTATTTCTCCATATTTTGCCACATATAACTGATGCAAATCTTCATTAATGCAACCTATTAAAATGTTGCTCCCAACTTTTGGATATAAAAAGAACTTATCCGCATCATTATTTATAACTGATGCTAATCTTGCTTTAAATTCTAATTTGTCAGCTTCAACCAAACAAACTCCTTTTTCTTTATCAACTTTCAAAACTTTAGCCGAAAAAGTAACAGCATCTTTTTGTAAAAGCTTTTTAAATGCGTCTTGTAACTCTTTTTCTTTACTCATAATTTTGTGCCAATGGTTACTTCTCTTCTTGCACCAGAAGTGCCAAATGTTGTTTTTACTTTATTAATAAAATAATTACCATTTCTGTTAATGTGTTCATCATCTATAATTATGGCTTTCATTCCTCTGGTTGCAAAAGGAATTAAGAACGTTTTAATATTTCCCTCAAAACCATCGAACTTTAATAAATCAATTTGGTTTTGAGCCAATTCTTTTAATTTTGCTTCATCTGAAATTATAGAAGTATTGTACTCTCTAATTTCGCCAGCTGTGTCGCCAACTTCCACCTCTTTTTTTGTGCCTTCAGCATCTGTATAGGTGTAGCGCACTTTTATTTTACGGTCTTCTTTTATCTTGAATTCTAAATTATTCTCTATAATATTATAATTCAAATCATAGCTAACAGCTTCGCCTATATTGGTTAATTGCTGTAAACCACAATACAACTCATTAGCATCATTTATAAAAATGGCAAAAGGCAAATTCTTTTTCAGCTCCTGGATCACTTGCGTTCCGTTTGCATTTTTAATGATATAATTGTCTAGTGGAACATCTGGAATGTTACTTGCCAATTTTAAAGGCGTATCTTTTACAACCTCCGTTAATACTTCTTTTAAAGTTGTGCCTTTGTTCCAAGCTTTGTTAATGTTTTTTCGTCTTAACAGCCACATAGCATCTTCACAATGCACTTCTATTGGTATGGTTGGTTTAATCATTTTAACATAGCCTACAAATTCAGTTGCACTGTATTCGTTTAAATAGCCAACTGTTATTGCAACTGCATCACCTACTTTTAGAGCCTCTTCCGTAAATTTAAGAACGTTATTCTGTTTTATTTTAAACTTTGTGGGTAGCTTAATAATGGCTGTATCAACCAAATCATCTACCGATTTTGTATATTCTAAATTATTGACTTCTTTAAATTCAAACTCTCCAATTTTTACATTGCTTTCTAAAACGAACATTAGACATTATTTAATATTACATTCCTTTCTTTTAAATCTGCAAAAAAATCTTGATCGCTTACTGCTGTAATTGTGTATTTCTGTAAATTGGGCTGTCCCATCATTTCATCAAACACAATTTCTTTTAAAACCAATCTACCAATACCAAACAATGTAAAAAAAGGATTTTTTACAATTTCTAAAGCTTCATTCACCTCAAACATTGCATTTAGATTCGCTACATCATCAGCAGGATATTCCTCATCATCTCTAGTGTTTACACATACACCTCTAATGGTTATGTTGTAATCTTCTGTATTGATGAACTCTTTTACAGTTCCTTTTCTGTATCTACCAACTGTGGCAGTTTCAACAATCGTTTTAACTAGGCTTAAAGAAATTAGTGGCTCATTAGGAAAATGAAACGTATCTGTTGCACTTTTTAAGGAGAGCGTTAAAAAATACTTTTTGCCTAATAACTGACTGCCAAAAATGTTTTTAAGATTTGGCAAAACACTAATGGTTTTGTTATTCTCAAACCATTTTGGAAATGCAGGACCCACATAATCAAAATGTGCTCTTGCAACTAATTCTCTAAAGGTAAATTCTGCCATCTTTAGCCTGTTTGCATTTGGTTCACCGAGTTTACAGCTCGTAAAATCATTTCTTGTATTTTGTCTCCCAGTTGCTCCACACCTTTTTCTGCACTACTTACATAAATCTTGGTATCATCTTGTAATTTCTGAATGGTAACATTTACGTTGGTTTGTTTTGCGCCTCCAGAAACAATGGTGTCTGGTTTTCTCTTTTCTCTTGCCTTTTTAGCAGCTTCTTCAGCAGCTTTCTTTTTTAGGAATTCATCATAAGCTGATGAACCTGAGTTTGTACCTCCAAGACCAGAAAACTTTTTCTTTAAGTTTGCAAAATCTGTAGACATTGCTTCCTTGTCAACAGTAATACCCATTTTAGCAAATTCGTCTCCTGCTTTTTTAGCAGTATCAGTCATTGCTTTGTAACCGTTTTTTATAGCTTCTTTTCTTGCATCTATACCAGAACTTATATCTGCTATTATCTTTTGATTTTCAGAACTATCACCAATTCCAACAGCTTCTTTAAATTGATACCAACCACGTTTTATATAATCTAAACCAATCATTAAACCTTGCACAACTGCTGTAAATTTAAGTTGCACAAATTCTGTATAAGATTGCCAAAGCAGTTTTAAACCACTTACTAAAGCGTCCCAACTTTCTGCCCAACCAGAAGTATATTTTTGCAAGAAACCAATAGCTGCTATTACTCCCAAAATTCCTATAACAATCCAAGTCATTGCTGATGCATACATTGCTGTATTAAATAACCACCAAGCAACAGTTGCAATCCCTATAACATCTGCAAATGGCGTTAGCCAACCAATTATAGTAACTAAACCTGTTGAAAATAAATCGACCGCTCCTAAAATCCAAAGCATTGTATCTCCAAAACCGCTTAATACTGAAGAGGCGTCTGTAAAGCCAAACATTTGTTTGAAAAAACTATATAAAATTGAGCCAACATCACTAATAGAACTCCACAATATTTTAAAATACATTGATATTTGTGGTAAGTGGTCTGTTAAAAAACCAATAGCACTACTTGCAGTATCTATAAATCCTGTAAAAATAGTATCACTTTCTCCACCAACTGCGACTAAAAAGCTCCACCAATTATCTTTTAAATTCGATATTCTACCTCCTAAAGTTTTAGAAATGGCTTCCATAGAGTTTGCAACTCCTGGCATTGCACCATATTCTAATATTGCATTTCTAATAGAATCTGCATTATTATTTACAGTTTTAGTAATTCCTTTAAAAGAAAAAGAAACTTGATCACCAGCTTTAGATGCTTTGATACCAAACTCTTTTAATCGCTCAAATTCATTCGTTTCTGCATCTAAAATAGCCTCTGTTAATTGTCCAAAACTTTTTCCTTGAGATGCTGCTAAATCTCCCATTTTTGTTAATTCAGCCCTAGCAGGCGTAAAGCCTCTATTTACTAATTTAACAAAAGAATCTGTTAACTCATTTACTTGAAAAGGAGTTTTGGAGGCAAAATCTGTCAGCATATTTAACGCACCTTCTCCTACAGAAGCCGATTGAAAAGTATTTGTAAGAACTGCTTGAAAGCGTTCGTATTCTGAACGAGCTTCAATAGTTTTATTGATAAACAAACCAATACTAACAGTTGCAAATGCTGTTAGCATTACTCTTTTTAAAACTGCAAAAGAGTTGCCTAAAGAAGTAGTTCTTGTTTCAAGACCTCCCAAACGTTTATCAGTTACGCCAGCACTTGCTGCAATTTTTTGCAGGCTAGAACTGGCGTAATCTTTCATCCTTATTATATACTCGTAAGTGCTCATTAAGTTACTTTTGAGGATTCTGCTTCTTGTTTTCTGATAAAATGAAGATTGAGTAGCTGTACTGCCCAATCTTCATCTGTAAGTTGTGACGGTTCTGCAACACTCATATAGTATTGCAAATAGGCGTCGTAAATTCTGATGTTTATGTTTTCTGCAAAATCTAAGGCAGATGCATCATTCACATCTATTATGGCATCTGCTAAAGCTTTTTTAGCATAGCAACCTTTGTATTCTGCAACTCTTCTAGTGCTTGGTATAATGGAAATCGTATAGAGGCGTTTTCCTTGTTTTTAAAAGCATCATCTTTCGTTTCACAAATTCGGTCGAACAATTTTTCTTGTGTTACAAATGTTTTATTACTTGGATTTTGCATTTCTGCTCGTTGTAAATCATCTCTAGTAATAAACCTGACTGTGCAACTGAAATCACCAATGGTAATTTTAGATTTTCCTTGCGCTAATTTTTCTATCACTGCATCATCGTAATTAAAGAAGTCTTTTAATTGCTTTCTGGCTGATATAAAATACTCATCATTCGTTAGTATTTCTTTATCTCCATCTAACCAAAGAGCTCTTAACATTTCTTCGCCAAAGGCAATGTCTCCACGACTTTGCATTGCTTTAAAGGCACGTTTAAAGTCAGTCATATTTGGTTCTCTTAAAAAACCTTCTTTGTCGCCAACTGGCAATTTATAGACACCACCAAAATCGGCTTTCCAATTGTCTATTTGTGTTTGATCTACTTTTACTACTTTGTTTTCCATCTTTAAAGTGTTTGTGTTTGTGTTTGCAAATGCTATTGAGCTTATCATTAGCATTAAAATTAATAATCTACTTTTCATTTTTATTGTGGTTTTAAAATGTTACTTATTGTTGCCTTTTAATGTTTAAAAAGATAAAAGGCAATTCTATAATTTGGTTTTTATCTCCTTGCTTAAAAGAACTTGGTAATTCTGTAATTTCTACATCTTGTAAAAGATTAATCACAGTTTGCCCACCTTCAGCTGGTACAAATGCCTCGTTAATATTAAAACGTAAGTTTAAAATATCTTTGTTAGGTGCATCTGCAATCATACGCTCTACTTCAGATTGCCACAACATAATTTTACCTTCGTAAGATTTGTTACCTCTAACTATTTCGTGAGGTTTATTGCCTCTACCATACAAAACTTCTTTTTCTTGTTTTGCGCTATGTTCTAAACCTGTAATTCCTTCTAAAATTCTACCTCCGTAAGCGACTGAATAATCGCTCCAACTATATTGCTTACTCATTGCTTTCTAAATTTGTGGTGAAACCTATTTCTACTTCAATAAAATCTGCGTAACCCACTGGTTGTGGTCTTAATTTTACGATGATTTTATCTGCTGTTAATACACTTTGATTTTCATCTATGTAACTTTCAAAACCTGATAGTTTACCAGTATTTACCATTTCATTTTTAATTCTGGTGTCAATAGATCCTTGCCAAGCTTTTATAATGGCTGGGTGTATTTTACCTGCTGCATCCACTGGTATTTCGTCAGAAAGCTCTTCTGTTAAAACATCATAGGCAATTAAAACAGCTTCATCCATTACAAAACCAGGAGCCAGTGTAGAGAAATCGTCATCAGACCCAACCAAAGTTTTATCTCCAGTAAAAAAGTAACCAGATCTATTTGAGAAGTTTCTAAAAAACGTAAAACGCTTTTCGTCAATTGCATCCCAAGAATCTTGCAACGTTTCTACTTTTGCGCCATTGGTAAAATAAGCTTGTAAAGGAATTACAGCACCATCTTTTACCCTGCTTTGTCTTCTTTGGCTTGGTATGGCAACTTGCCTACCTAAGTTTAAACCTATTGAAGCTTCACTAGCACCATCATCATTCGCAATTAAAACGTTTACGTTTCTGTATTCCGAAACTGCATAATCGTTTAAATCTTGCTGATTACCAGAAAAACGATTTCCAGAAAGAATAACTCTAAAAGGAAAATATTTTGCTGCAAAATGATCTGCTAATTCTTGCGCTTTTACAACTGCAGTTGCAACATCTTCATCTAAACCATCAGTAATGGTTTCTGTTCCTGTTGCCTTTTTAAGCAAACCTAAAACACGAATGATTCCTGCATCTTCTAATAACTTTTTGGCGTAGTTTTCGGTTTTATCTGCCATCAGCGTCATTGTTGTAGCGTCTGAAACCAACATAAACCATAAAGGCGCTCCTTGACCAGCAGTATTAAAAAAGGCTGCAATGTGCTTGTAAGCAAATGCGTTAACGCCTTCTTTTTCGATACCTAAAGCCTCAGCAGCTTTTAAGCTAAATATTTGATACGATTCGCCCAGCGTTACTTTATCTGCAACAGTTGCTCCAGTTAATACAAAGCCTGGTACTTTTTCAATTGCCTCAGCATCTCTATTAAGACCGTCTGTTGCAATGTTGAATGTAATTTTTGGTATTGCCATTTTACACTATTTTAAATGTTTTTGTTAAATAACCAGCTGTAAATGCAACTGCAAATGTGGCTATCATATAAAGTATTAATTGAAAAAGGTTGTAGCCTGTTTTCTCTTTTACTTTGGATTTTGTGTCTGTATCTTCTTTTTTAGTTTCCTTAAATTTCTTTTCATAAAACTGTAATCTTTCTAAAATGCTATCACATTTAGACGTGAATATTATTCCTGTACTATCAATTTTAGCACTTGCATTAGATCTGCCATTTTTACTTTGAAATTGCTGTTTAAAAGCTTCTGGTTTCACATTTCCTTTTTCATCTATGATTTTTGAAAACGGAATAAACAACTCCACTTTTGCTGAGGGTATAAAAACGGTTGTATCTAATTTCTTTTCTGTAATTTCTGTTACAGTTTCAACCTTACTTTTGGTTTCTATAACTGTGGTTTTAGAACCTGCACAGCTTATAAAAAGTATAATTGCAAAAAGTGCTATTAGTTTCTTAAACATTTTTATATTCAGTTTTTGCATCAAAACAAGGACAGGCTTTCATAAATTCGTTTGGCTCAATAATGCCATTTTTATTTAAGTCTTTAGAGAAATCTCTATGTCCTAAAATTGTAGCCTTTGGATAAATCCACTTTCAGCGTTTTAACAGCTCTCTTAAAGATTCTTTTTGCAGATCGGTTCTGGTATCTTTTGGCTTTCCGTTTTTGTCTAAACCGCCAATATAAACCACACCAATACTATTGCTATTAAAGCCTTTAACGTGAGCGCCTATCTTGTCATCTTTTCGCCCTTTTTCTAACATTCCATCCAAAAGAACTACATAATGATATCCAATACCTGACCAACCTCTTTTTTTGTGCCAGTCGTTTATATCTCCTGAATCAAAGAATTCACCTTCTTTGGTAGCTGAGCAATGAATAACGCTGTATTTAATTTCTCTCATGATAAAACCCCCAAAAGGGAGCAGTTCACTTGCGATAAGTGAAACTGCCTAGTTAAAGATGGAACTTTACTTTTTTGTTTTCTGATCAGAACCTGTGTTAGCAGTGTTCTTTTTTTCGCCAGCATCGTTTTGTGATGCTTTTGCTTTGTCTTCAGCCTCTTTATTGGCTTTTGCCTCATCAGCTTTTGCCTTTGCTGCCTTTGCTTTTGCTGTAGCTTCTTCTTTGGCATTTTCAGCTGCTACAATTGCTGGATCTACAGGAATCTTTTCAGCTTCCACTTTTCCATTTTTAGAGAAAGTTTCTACTTTTACCTCTTTTTGAGATTTAGCATGTGCATTTGCATCTTGCTTTTGCTCAAATAAGAATCCGTCTGTAGTGGCGTGTACTTCTTTTCTGCTTTGGTTACTAGCAAAGTATTTTTCAACTTTGCTAGCGATATCTTGCTTTGCCATTTTTGGTGGTTTTAAACGATTGTTGCTAAATATTTAGGGCTGTTTGCTCTAATTTTACCTACTAATGCTCTTTGAGCAAAAGAGAGTGTATCTGCTTGGATACCTGAATCTCTTAAATTCTCATACATTTCTGTATCTCCAAAACTTCTAAACACTTCATCTGTAGCCCAAGCAAAAGAACATCTTTTGTCTCCTGCATCTTTGGTAGTTCCATAAGGCTTTTTAACACCTACAGAAGTAAATAATGGGTTTTGAGAATAATGCCAAATTTTAAATCCCCAGAAAATGTCGCCTTTAGCAGCATTCATCATGTCCTTGTAAAGAACTTTGTCTTCTTTTCTAATTCTTGCTTTAAACTCTGGGCTTAAACATAAGTTTAAGTTTTCCATTTTGTCTAAAGTGCCAAAGAATGCCTCTAAATCTGCAATTGCATCGATTACTGAATCATTTGCGCCCAAGTTCATTAACTTGTTAAAAGCGTCATCTACACCAGTTGTCCAAGCAAAAGCGGCTCTTTGACCAATGTTTTTACCTAAAGACGTTCTGTGTCTACCAATAATAGAGTCCTTTTTACCATACTGCAATTCTACATCTTGCAAGTTTCTGTGACGAGTTTGTGCAGATGAATAGGTTTTCAAAATCACCTCATTTGGGATGTCTTGAATATCCTGAATTGGTAAAGGATCTTCATTTCCTGAGAAATAGTCCTCATAAACTGTTGGTTCAACACCAGCTTCAGCTAAATGTAATTTGTTGTTTTCAACATATTCGCTCATATCAACAGATGCTGATACGAATGATGTGTCTGGTATTGGGTTTTCTTTAATTCCTGGTACCCAAAGTTCTTTTTGTAATCCTGCCATTTTATCTGGTTTTAAATTGTATTATTCTTTATGTCTAACTCCAGTTCCATACTCTTTTGCTAAACGAGCGTATTCTTCTGGCTTATTATCTCTAATATCTTTTAACTTGGCAACGTCGTGCTTTTGTAGGTAGTCAAAAGTCAACTTTACAGTTTCTTTGCCTTTTCCATCTCCTTTGCCAAGAATTACTTCTTTAACTTTTGAGTGCACTTCATCTCCAGCAGTCTCCTCTTCTTTTTCAGAAATCATTTTGGATAGCTTTACAACTTGCGCATCATGATCTGCATCAAAAGCACCTTTAATGGTTTCTTTAAATCCTTCTGGAATTAAACCAAGTTTTACACCTTTTTCAATTAAAGTGTCTGCTTCTGTGCCTCTCATTTCTTTTAAAGAGTTTTCAGCATTGGTAGCTTTGGTTTCTGCTTTTTCTTTAGCCAATTTTAAACTTTTTACAGATTCTAAAACTGTGCCTTCAGTTGCATTTTCTTCGTGTCCTAATGCAAGTGCAATTGATTTGATACTCATATTCTCGTTTTTTTTGTGTTCGTTAATTTTTTTAAGCGATACAGTTTCGCCATTATAAGAAAGCTTTAAAGAGTTGTCATTGCCTCCTATATCTACAATAGACAGTTCAACTGCTTTACACTTGGTAACCGTTTCAAAAGTTTGCCCTGGTAAAATCAAAGCCTCATCTACAGAAGTTTCTTTTACATCTGCAAATAGTGAAATCATTTTTATAAAACCTCGCTCTACTTTGCCAGCAACTGTTTTACCTAAATCATCTTCAACATCAAATTCAACATCAGCAATTAACTGGTTGTTTTCTTTGTATAATTTTACAGTACGCCCAACAACTCTTTTAGGGTCAGAGTGCCCTCTTACATGTCCATACAACACAACAGGATTACGTTCATACTGTTTGGTATCTATACCAGCAGTAAGTATTCTGTAACCGTATTCGTTTACGTTTTCTGTATTTACAATGAATTTGTGTATCATTTAAAAGCCTCCTAAATCTGTTTTCATGTCAAAAATGTATTTTTCGTATTGCTACTTGATGCCACAAAATTGCAGCATATTCAAGGTTAAAAAAAATTAGTTATCAAGGCTTGTATCATTTTCATACAAGGCTTGTATGGATTTTATACAAGCCTTGATTAAAAAATTTTATAGATGCCTTTAATGATTGAATTTTGTAGCCATGAACGACTTTCTTTTAGATACAAATGGCGACTTACTCATTGCCAATGGCGACTTTGTTATTGGCGAATCTGACAATCAGCATCAGTTAGATATCCTGTTGGCAGAAAAAGGGGAGTTTAAAGAGTTTCCAGAAATAGGCGTTGGCATTAACGAAATGCTTTCGGATGATGATTTTGTCTCCTTTTTAATTGATGCCAAAAAGAACCTAGAATATGATGGAATGAAGATTAACAACATCGAATTTACCAAAGAAGGTAAATTAAAAATTGATGGTAAATACAAATAGTTATGGCAAGATTAACAGCTGAAGTATCTGACAGAAAAAAACGTGAAGCCAAAAACTTATTTATCAATGGTTTTTCTATCACTAACATTTCTAAAATTGTAAAAGTCGGTTTAAAATCTTTAGGCAATTGGAGAGAGGAAGGAAACTGGGAAGAGGAAAAAGATTTGAATTCGCTGAAACCTGCAGAAATTAGAAAACTGACTTTAAAACAAGCCTTGGCAATTTCTAAAGGCGAAAAATTGCCTTATAAAACCAATGATATTATAAACATTGTTGCTGCCTTTGATAGAATTACAGACAGCAAGAAAATAGCGGTCTATTCTATGGAAAGTATAGACACGTTTACCAATTTTATGCTAACAACTGCTGCAACTGCCAAACCTAAAAAGCGTGAGGAGATTTTAGCGTTAATAAAAGACATTCGTCCATTCTTTGATCAGTTTATTTCTAAACTAATTGCTGATGAGTAAAATATCTAAGACCGATTTAAAAAAGGCTAAAGAAAACTACGATTTACTTTCAAAGAAAATCGCAAAACTAACATCGGCAAATTTAATAAGCGAAACTACAGAACAGCAAGAAAGGCGAATTAAACACCTTTTAAAGCCTGAAAATTATGTAGAATATTTCGACTTTTATTTTGGTGTGAACTCTGGGCAAGATTTTGCAGATGCTCCTAGTTCTTGGTTTCATCAAGAAAGTTATGCGAGTGTTTTTAAGAACCCTAAAATAATTCAGCAACGTAGATGGTTTAGAGGTGCTGCAAAAAGTATTCACACCAATGTTGGGAATACTACCCATTTAAAGGAAAACAAAGAATTAAAGTTTGGTTTGCTCATTGGGCGTAATCAAGATATGTCTAACGAATTGCTTTCTTTTTTACAAGCTATGTTAGATAATAACGAGAAATATATTAAAGATTTTGGTGTTCAAAAAAGTTATGGTTCTTGGTCTGATGGCGCTTTTGAATGTGCAGATGGTACCTACTTTAAAGCACTGGGTTTAAACCAAGCTTTTAGAGGTTTAAATCATAATGGACGTAGACCAGACTTTGCGTCTATGGATGATTTAGAAGATAGAAAAGCCGCTAAAAATATTGAGCTGACTAAAGAAAATGTAAGAAAACTTACAGGAGATTTAGGAAAAGCAGGACAAAGAGGTCGTTTTCGTAGAATTATGCCAAACAACTTAATTGTCAAAAACGGAATTATTACAGGTTTTGCAGAAAAGTATAAGAAATCTAACAATTTAGACATCAATACCATTAATTTATGTGATAATGATTTTAACCCAACTTGGCACGAACGTTATGATAGAGATGAAGTAATTGATATTATAAATGATGATGATTACCACACTTCACAACGTGAAGATTTCAACAATCCTGTAGAGGAAGGCAAACGAATTAAAGAAGAGTGGATTAAGTTTAAAACAGTTCACGGAAACAAAATACATTCTGGACTTATTGAATGGTGGGATTTATCGTATACAGATGGTGGAGATTTCAAAGCAGGCACATTACTTTCTATTGAAAACGGAAAAGCGCACGTTTTAGAACTATTTAACAGGCAATGTAACAGAGCTGTTGCTATGGCTAAACATTATGAGTGGCAAGAGAAATACAACAAAAAAGGAATGTCTATCATTTCTTTTTACGATGCTACAGCTTCACAAAAATCAGTCTATGAGCCTGAATGGTTAATTGCAAGTGAAGCGAATAACGCTGTTGATGTTCCTTTTCCTGATCATGCAGTTGGCGACAAACACGAAAATATTGATGCAGTTTTAGTAAGCGCCTTTTTTAGTGGTTTAGTAACTTTCGATGATTCTTTAAGAGATACTGATGATATGGACAAAGCTCTGGATCACATTTTAGCTTTTGAGAAAAAATGTAAAACGCCCGATGATATTTTAGATTGTTTAATGAACAGCATTCGTAAAGGACGTTTACTCTTTGGTTATTCGCAAAATGATGAAAAGCAAAACAACCAGAAGCCACACATTGGTAAACGAAGAAAAAGACGTAGAGTATGACACCAACAAAAGAAATATTTGTAGAAATACAAAAAGCACTAAAACCAATTGAAGCTTTAGAACTTATTGATTTAGACAGAAAGCAGTTTGAAAAAGGCAAAGACAATTACCCTGGTTGTTTTACAGCTGTGTTAATTAAAATGCCAAGCATTCAGTATGAATCTATGGTAGAGCAAGTAAAAGAAGGTACTGCAAATATCGATGTGGTTTTGTATTGCAAAGATGGTTGGATGCATCAACATCAAAACACCACAGACCCAAACAACGGTTTAACAGAAATTGATCTGATTGACAGCATCTGTGAAGCTCTGGAAGGTTTAAAAGGCGTCTCTTTTACCTCTTTAGAACAAACTGTAGAAGAGGAAAACGAAATTGCAGATGATGAATTAATGAGTTTTAGAATTGGCTTTTTTACCAAGGTCTATAAAACCATCAACAAAAAATTTACAGCTAAAAAGCTGAACTTAACAACGTAATTATGGCATTTTTAGAAAAAGCAGAATTAAAAACAAAAGTTCCTGTAGAGATTATCGATTTAATAACTAATAGTGATGATACCACTGTTGATGAAATTATTGAAGATAATATTGACGTGATGAAAACTTATCTTTTTAAGAAATATGATACAGATGCTATTTTTTCTGCAACTGGTAACGCACGCTCTAAAGTTATTCGCAAACACTTAAAAAGCTTGGTAGTTTCAGATTTATATGAGATTAGACAAAAACCATTAACAGAAGCTTCCGAAAAGAAATATGATGAAGCAATGCGTTGGTTAGAAAGTATGCTCCAAAGCAATATGGAAGCAGATTTACCGCCAAAATTAATAGATGCAGATGGAGATGGTGCTGTAGATGATAGCCAACCTTTTATGAGATTAGGAAGTAATAAAACGTATAAAAATCATTATTAGTGGCAGACCTTAAAGACTTACAAAAACTACTTTTAAAAACTGCTGTAGCAATGCCAGATGTGGCAATTAAAGTAATTAAAGTAGAAGGTTTAAGATTTATAAAACACAATTTTAGAAATGAAGGTTTTGATACAGGAACTGGCATCAAGAAATGGAAAAAAAGAGCCACGTTAGATAAACGTGGGCGAAACATAACCAGATACAGAACCAATAGAGTTGGCAAAGCTGGAAGCCCAAATAAATACGGACGTAAAATTACAGGAAGAGCCATTTTAGTAGGGCATAAAACAGCAGGTAACAAACTAACAAATTCCTTTAGAGCAGTAAAAAAAGGAAAATATGCAGTCGGTTTTAGAACCTATAAAAAGTATGCACAAAGACACAATGAAGGTTTAGATGGCATGCCTAAACGTCAATTTATGGGACGCTCTGCCTATTTAGACAGAAAAATATTACAAAAATTAAAAAGAGAACACGATAAACGCCTGAAATAATGAGCCAAAACGCAAGAATAAAAAATATAGAAAGTGTTACTAACTTTTCTGGAAACGCACTTAAAAAAGTAAGTTTAAGTGGTAAAGACAGCCGAAATGTAAAAAAAGTAACTGACCTTATGGTTGATATTGTAAAGCGACAAAAACAATTGTGGCGTAAAGAAATAGACCATTGGCAACAGGCACGTTATTCTCGTTATTCTGTAGATTATCCTAAAAGCTACTTAATGCAGGAGTTGTATGATGATATTATGTTAGACGGTCATTTAACAGGAATCACCGAAAATAGAACGTTAAGAACCACCAACAAAGATTTCATTTTTGCGGTTGATGGTATGAAAGATGATGCACTCACCGAATTTATTTCAGGAAAGCAGTGGTTTGAAGACACTTTACAAATTGCACACGAATCTACATATTATGGTGGTAGTGTTGTTTGGGTAAAGAAATTTACAAAAGGAAATATAGAAGAAGTAGAGTTAATTCCTAGAGGTCAAGTAATTCCAGAACACAAAGTACTGTTGTATGATATTACTTCAGACAAAGGCATTGATTTTTCAGAAATTAAAGATATTCTTTGGTACACGCAATTTTACAATCCTGTTGGTTTGCTAGAAAAGGCAGCAGTTTACACGATTTTAAAACGCCATTCTTGGGGGAGTTGGGATGAGTTTGAGGAGCTGTTTGGAATTCCTATCAGAATTGCGAAAATAGCATCAAGTTCAGAAACTGTAAAGAATGAAGTTGCTGGTTGGTTAGAAGAAATGGGCTCTGCTCCTTATGGAGTGTTTCCACTAGGAACTGATGTAGAAATTGTAGAAAACACAAAGAGTGATTCTTTTCAAGTTTTCTTTAAAAAGATTGAAGCTTTAGACAAAGAACTGTCTAAATTGGTGTTGCACCAAACTATGACAACCGAAAACGGAAGCTCTAAAGCCCAAGGATCTGTTCACGAAAATACACTTGGAGAGGTAGTATATTCTGATGAAAAGAAAATGATTGCTTTTTTAAATGATATTTTAGTACCAGGAATGCGAATGTTAGGTTATAACATTCCAGACAATGCAAAGATTATTGTTGAAAAAACAACAGACCCAAACAAGCAGATTTTAATTGATGGCGTTTTTATAAATGGCGGTTACATTTTAAAGCAAAATTACATTGAGCAAACTTATGGAACTGAAATTGAAACGATGCCAACAAATGCAGTTCCTGTAAAGCCAACAGATAAAAAGCCTGAAAAAGAGGGAAAGGAGTAAGCCTACTTAAACTCGCTTATCGCTCTCATTGTTGCACACCAGCAAAGCAAACAATATCGTTAAGCAAACCACCCAAAAGTTTAAGTAGGCTCATAGAAAAGTATTTGCGAGCTATTTTTGATGACAGAGCTGTGCCTGAAGAATTACAGCTAAAGCTGATAGATTACTATGTAAAAAAACTAGGAAAGGCTGTAAATATTGGCTACAAAAAAAGCATTGAGTTCTTTGATGAAGAACTTGCCAAAAGTTTGCAAGAAAACATTGTTGAGTTTTCAGCATTTAAAGAGGCATCGTTTAGAACTTCTTTAATAGAAGTGATAAATGATACTGGGAAACTGCCAACCTTTAGCGAGTTTAGAAAAAAGGCATTAGAAACGTCTAATTTATACAACGTTAATTGGTTAAAAACAGAATACGACCAAACTGTGGCAACAGCAAATATGGCTGGGAAGTATAACGATTTTTTAGAAACTGCTGATATATATCCAAATTTACAATATGTTACAACTGGCGATAAACGTGTAAGAGATGATCATAAAAAATGGGACGGATTTATTGCACCCATAAAACACCCAATCTGGAATACATTGTTACCGCCAAATGATTGGGGCTGTAGATGTGATATATTACCAAGTGATGCCGAACCAACTGTAGGTTATGAAATTTTTGATACTAATGTAAAAACACCATTTCAAAACAACGCTGCTATTTCTGGAAAGGTTTTTAAAGATTCTACCTATGAGAAAATGTTATCTAGACAAAAAGTAAGAGAAGCAAAATATAATCTTAATAGCTATAAAAGACGTTAATTTAAGGCATAAAAAAAGCCAGTTTTTAACTGGCTTTTAAATATATTTTAAATAATGTTTAATACGCATAAATACCTTCTCCTTTTATAATTGCCTCTACAGTTCTTGTAGATAAGAATACTTCATCTGCAACATCTTCTATAATTGCTTCAGATTTCCATTTTGGGTTCTTTTTGGTAAGATTTATAAAACGAGATCTAATAGTCTGGTTTCTTTTCTTAAATCGCTCTTCTTTACACATCTATTACAAAAATAATTAAATTTTTGAGAAAGTCAAGTTAAATTTACATACCAATTTTTTCTATGGGACCAGTATAGAAATCATAACTATCTTTAGTTCTTTTTAAAACACTTTCAATAGTTTCTTTATTGCCTTCGTCTAAAATATAAGGTGCTAACAGATTGTTACTTTCTTTAATAATAGTATCAGCAATGTTTTTTCTTGTATTCTGATCTAATTTGTTTTTGTGTTCGAAATGATAAAGTAAACCGAAATTTAATAATACTTTTAAGTACTTCAAATTATTAATTTGTTTTTCAGACAGTTTATTTTCTTCAATTTGTTTTTGCAGTTTACTGATTGTACCAAAAACGACAATTGTATTTTTTCTTTTAATGTTATCTTTTACAGTGTAGTAGCATAATAAAGAACTGTAATAAGAGGTTTCTGCATCAACTCCATAAAGACTTTCTAATAAATTTAGAGTTAAAAAGGCGTCTTCATTTTTATTCGCTTTAAAATAAGTTTTAAATTCTTCTTTTAATTCCTCTTTTGTAACTTCTTGGCTGTAGATACAAATTGTAAAAAAGGTAACTAGTACTAATAATAATTTTTTCATAATTTTAAATTTTTATGTAAATATAAAAAAACCCGCTCAATTTGAGCGGGTTTAATTTTTATGCGACTTTATCTTCTAGAACTGGGTCTATAGTTTCTGCAAATTGGTTTATCCAAAAGAAACCATCGTTTATCCAAGGTCTAAATCTGTTTTCATCATCTTCCATGGCATACATTAAAAGAGCGTGGTTTAGCCTACGCATGTATTTAACAAATGCTTTTGGGTCTACTTCTGATGTAAAAAACTGTTGTATTGCTATCGATTCTTTATTGCTCATTTTCTTCTTTTTTAGGTTCAACTTTAAAACTTACAAATTGTGCATCTTTTAAAAGTGCTTTGAATTTTGTGTTGTAAAGCTCTCTGGTTTCTAGTCTTCTAATTTCTTGCACTTCTTTAAATAATTGGTACAAATCTCCCTCTGTTACCAATATGCGTTTGCGCATTCCTTTTAAACTCATAATGGTAAATTTAGTTGATGATTATACTTTCTACTACCTGCTAAAAGCAACTGCAAACCTAACTCGTTAGTAAACCAACTAGGATGCGTATTGCCAAACAACCAAATTTTTTGAGCCAAGGTTTGTTTTGCATTTAAACGCTTAGATAATTGATTAGCACCTGTACTGCTATGAATAGCCTTATTGCAGTCGTTTATAGAAACCCAAACCTCGT